CTTTTTAAGTCTGTTTTTGAGTTTAGTGGTCATAAGTTACCTCGTTAATTGTGAATGTTTAGCATTACGAAAAATTGAGTTGTACTTTGGCCCTCCTTAGTATGTTATTGGGTTTGGATCTTCCTCGCCCGTTGGGATTAATTGATCTATCGGGGATACATCTTGTGCATCTTTAAACGATACACCATTTGCTGGATACGCTTCTCTAACCGTATCACGAACAACTTCCATGTGACAGGTATGTTTAGACTGTCCATTGACACCTTGTGTGAATTTATGTCTCAATTTAGTAATCAAATACCTACCACTGTAGTATGGGTCGCCAGGAATATCAACCATATCTCTTATGTCTTTGTTTTTAATGTTGATACCAATCATATCACCAGCAGAATAAGAGGTATGTCCATGAACTGTTATATTCAAAGTTATTGCAGCATCCATTGCGGCAAATCTACCCTTCCTACGTTGCAACCAACTGTCTGTTCCAGTATAATCATACTGTCCAGTGTGTCGTACTGATAACAACCCGCCTGGCTGGTTTCTGTCCACAGCCTGCATGTACACTGTAGATTGATCATAATCTACAAGGAGATTATCAAAGTCATCAAAACACTCAGACGCTAAAGGTTTGGAGTCTGAAACATAGTTTTTATGAGTATCGACATGCTTGTCCTGTTTTTCACCTTCTTTAAAACTATCAAAATAGTTGTAGTTAAAATTCTCTACAGTCTTGTTAACCAAGTCAATCATTAAAAGGTTAGACGCATACATACCTTTTCGCATATTCATCATAACATTAGTAGAACCCACTACGTTGTATTCAATCATATTCATCATATGTCGGAGTGAATCTGTGTTACCTAAATTACCAGTATCATCAAGAAAGACTGCTCTGACATTCTTTCTGTCCATCATACTGTCAACAGACCTAAAAAAGAACCCTTTACATGTCTCGTAGAATAGGAATGTGGGTGCAAAATTGTACTCAGCAGATAGACATCTTTTTGTAATTGAATTGATGAAATCGAATGGACGCATATTAGGAGATACAAACTTGTAGTTGTTTGCTGTCTCTTCGTAATAGAATTCTTTCTTGGAGTTCAGTAAGTCCTCATCTCTAATAATCTTTTGGACTATATCTTTAGCAGGCTCTCCATCAAAGGCCTGACTTACCCGAATCCTATTACTACGAACCGCTTCAGCAGTTGTGAAAGAAAGAGTGAATGCAACAGTGCCAGGATTTACTTCTACCTTAGAGTCAATCTTATAGATGTATAGTGGATGTTCTGTAAAGTCTAGTGATGAGTTTCTATCAGGTACACCAGATTGAGGTGTTGACAACTTTAAAATCAACTTCTCCTGTCCAATGATTGGAAGAGAGGTCAATAGGTTGTTTGTGTCTACAATAGCAATATCACCAGTAAGTGCTGTCTTGAAAATATTTTCAAAGATATTGATTGTTGATACCATAGTTGTGATGTCAATAATCTCACCGCTTGTTGAAGCGATCTTACACACATCTATTATATATTCGCCTGCATATTCAAGTTTGGACATTGTTACGCCTTAATGGATTTTCTAAATTCTTCTCGTATTGTGTCTACATATTCGGGACGAATGAGTCTAATTCTTCTCTTCTTTTCTACCTCTGCCTCTTCATACTCGGCATTAGTAATTGCAGTTGCATCAGCAGGGATAGTCTGAGCAGCATCATTTGGTAACTCTATTGTCACTGTAGTATCACCCGATTCTTGGTATATTTCATAGTGATGAACAGCGTCTATATTATCATATTTAGACTTCGTGTACCTTTCAAGACGAGTCACTGACATGGGCCAATCTGTATAGATATCATTGATGTTGTTAACCATTAGAATAATCCAATGCAAACCAGCATCTCCATAATAGTCATATGCAATATCTTCTGGTTTCTGAGTATCTAAGACATCATAATAGTCATATGAAGCTTTATAGATAATGGAGTTATGTGATATTCTCGCTCTACGAGTGATATCAGTCATTTGAGTTGTTACCCCATCACCCTTTACATCATATGCAACTTTTGGAAAATGCATAAAATACATTAGTAACCCTCCGCTATTCGTTTTTTGGTAATAATTTCTAGTTCTTTAAACTGTAGAGTTATTTCTGTTTCTGTTGGACGATTATCGTGATGGAACTGTGGACGTTCTCCGCCATATTTCACATCAATACTCTCTAAAACACAGTCAGAAATTCTATGCAATGTACTTTCTTTTTGATTGTAAGTAATATTAAACGAAGATGGTGCGGCTAAAGCTTGTCCATATTGAGTGCCCTCTGGTATATGTGGTGCCATATGAAATCTAAAGTATTGCACAATCTCTTGAATTGCTGTTGCTTCATCTGCGTTGTGTGGTATCATTTTAAACGAAAATGAAAAACTTCGTCTGTCTACACCTTCAAACATTAACTCAGTAGAGTTGTTCCTAGTTATACCAGAAGAAATTTGTTCTGCTGATTTAGCCCCTGTGGCAACTACATCTACCGCCGTTGCAGCTATCTTTGTAGCGGCAGTCTTTCCTGCCTCTAGCAATGAACCCCCCATTGCTTTTGCAGAATCACCATTCATTCCAGTAAAGTTTTTAGAGGCGTTAACAGTCGCAGCAACGGCTGCACCTATTTCTGGTTCACCATAGTTTGATTTTTGTGACACATTAATTTGAGCAGGAAGATATAGTCTGCAAACCCCAACCGTCCTCTTCATTGGAGGTCTTACTACAAGAATATTCCTTGGATCGTTGGTTGGTTCTGTAGCAGTACCAGTAGCTAATGTACTTGGCGCCATATATTCCATTGCTTGAAACATGACATGGTGTCTAGCATTGTTTGATCTTGCAAGACCATACTCTAATTGAGTAGTCTGTTTGAGCTTTGGGCCGGTATATCTCGCCATGTCTAAATACTCCTGTAATAGTTCATAAAAGTATTTATAAGGTTTGTCATGGCGTATAGTGGAAAATTCATACCTACCAATATAACAAAATATAGGGGGGATGTCAAGAAGATTGTGTATCGTTCTTTGTGGGAGCGTAGATTTATGGTGTATTGTGACAACACTAGTGCAATACTAGAGTGGGGCAGTGAAGAAGTTATCATACCATATATATCTCCCCTAGATGGCCGAATGCACCGATATTTCCCAGATTTCTATATAAAAGTCAAACAAAAAGATAAAACCATTAAAAAGATGATTATCGAAGTCAAACCAAAGATACAATGTGGCCCACCTAAACCTCCCAAACGTAAAACCAAACGGTTCATCAATGAGGTTCGTACATGGGGTGTTAATGAAGCAAAATGGAATGCAGCAATTGAATGGTGCAATGACAGAGGTATGGAATTTAAGATACTTACTGAAGACCATGTAGGTTAATCTGTATAAATAGAAGTATGACATATTTTGACGAAATCTTAGAACGAAGTGGTGGTAATGAACGATCAGTAAGATGGTTCAGAGATCAGATTCGTGAGTTGGGCACTCCACCCCCAAAACGACTAATCAGTGAGGGTAAAGTGAGAGCTGCACCCCTGTTTGGTAAAATGAACTTCTTTGGATATGATCCAAAACATAAAGCAACTTTACCATACTATGACAGGTTCCCCCTTATTATGCCCATTGAGGTTGCAGAAGGAGGATTCATTGGATTAAACTTCCACTACCTATCCATCCCTATGAGAGTCAAACTACTCAATGTGATATCAGAATATGCATCTGATGACAATATGAACGATAAGACAAAAATACGTCTGACATGGAATAGAGTTAAAAGAAATCCATTAGTCAAACCAACAGTAAAGAGATACCTATTCGAACATGTAAGATCGCCGTTCAGAGTGATTGATGCAGACGAAATGATGACAGCAGTGTTACTACCTGTACAGAAGTTTGTCGGTGCGAGTGAAGGTAAAGTTTATTCAGATTCTAGAAGGATGTCCAGATGAGTAAAATTCAAGCATTTCAGAGTACGTTTAAAAAGGGTGTTGCACGCCCTAATCTATTTCATGTAGATTTTCCCAAAACACCATTTGGATCAATTGAAAATAATGATGATATGACATTGCGTGTTCAGAGTGTTACAATGCCTGGCAAGAATATTACAACCACACCAAATGATAATGCATATGGGCCTTCTTATGAGATGGCTAATGGAATTAGTTATGCAGAAGAAATTGAAGTGACATTCATTCTTGATCAAGATCACAAAATAAGAGAGTGGTTTAATGACTGGCAGGATAAGATAGTAGACCCAAGCAACTATGACTTGAGTTATTATGATCAATATATTGGAGAGATGAGAATTTACCAATTAGATCAGAATGAACAGGCTGCATCTGCTGTACAAGTACACGAAGTCTACCCAAAATCAGTCGGGCCCATTGCATACAGCATGGAATCTGGAAATTCTTTTGTAACAGTAACGGTAAATATGGCATTTCGAAATTGGACACCTCTAGTGGTTGCATTTTTTGGGGTTGATGACGCAGTATGGCTGCAAAATGAAAAAGCAATGCCGAGAAAGTTCTTCGGTGGTATTTTAGATGCTGCGTATAAACTATCATCAACATATGGTATTGCAATACCTAGTAATGTTCAAGATGGTCTGAACAAATTGTCAGTGTTAGACAGTGCTATGAGCAATCCTCTTCAATTGCTAAAGCGAGTTGTCCAGCAAAAAATTGGTAGTAGACTTGGAAGATTTGGACTCTAAATACCCTTTAGAAAAAGTATATAAATAATAGTAACAATATAATGTAATAGGAGATAATAATGGCATTACCAAAGTTAGCTACGGCTAAATATGAATTGACACTTCCCTCAACAGGGAATAAAGTTGAATACCGTCCTTTCTTAGTTAAAGAAGAAAAGATACTATTAACTGCACAAGCAACAGGTGAAGAATCTGATATGCTAAGGGCAGTAGAACAAATTATTGAGAACTGTACGTTCGGCACATTAAAAACTGGCGATCTACCCTTCTTTGATATTGAGTACGTTTTTATTAAACTACGCTCTAAGTCTATCGGTGAGGTTGCAACAGTTAAAATATTGTGCCCTGATGATAAAGAGACTAGAGTGGAAG